TGTTGCTCTACCTAATTCTAGCTGACCAATGAGCGCAACATCAAGCACACCCCCTAACGACTGAATACTTTCTCTTGCAGAGAATCCAGCCATAGAAAGGAATTTTAGAGCTTCTGCTGCCTCGACAGCAGTAAAGACGGTGGTCTCCCCTGCCTTTCTGGCAGCCTCTTGGAGAAGACCGAACTGGTGTTCTGTAGCCCTAGAGACAGCCTTTACCACAAGCATGCTTCTTTCGAACTCAGCACCAACAGCTAAACCACCAACAACGCCTCTCATTGCAGCACGCATAGCCATGTAAGATGCAGTCACAGCCGCAACATGAGGAATTAAACCAAGGAAGCCTTTTTTAGTTTTCTTTGTGGAATTTTGTAATCGATTTTGGCTACTTGCTGCAGCATTGGTAGCAGCAGTCAATTTATCTATGCTGCCTGCAAGCTGAGTCATGCCAGTTGCGGCACGCCTAGCCCTGGATGCAGAATCAGTTAGGCGGGTGTTGATCCTATTGAACTGATTCTGCATTCGTTGAGCTGATGCAGTGATCTTTCTTTCTGCTTTGGTCAAGTCACCATCTAGGAGAGAAGTCCTGACTCGGACATCAACAAAAGCTGTTCCAACTCTCATTGTTCTTGTTCTTCCTTCTCCAGTCTTGCCTTCTCCCGCATGGCTGCGACAGTAACTTTATAGAGCTGGTAAACTTTTTCAAATACCTCATTCTGCCTAGTTAGAGGTATCCTTTGTATTCCCATGATGAATTTCACGGAATCAAAGTTTAAGTCTACAGGGCCACTGAAACCCATTATGTGCTGATTTTGAACTTTCATGAATACTCGGAACACTTCACTATTCTCAGGCATAAGTTCCGGCACGCATTCGTGACAATTTGGAGGCTCCTTATCATACATTGCCCAAGTTGCTTCACAGTTGTCACAATCAATCTTATCGTGTAGCCTCTCGACTACGCCGAGGAGTTTTTTTCCAGCATCTCCGTCATATTCTCTGAATCTTCCGCAAGCTTCTCTATGCAATCAGCAACAAAGTTTGCGATAGTTGTATTCCCTTGGACAAGCTTGAGTTTGTTTTCGGTGGTGCACGGGATCTCAACATCATCCATCCCAGTGATATTGCTCCAGCTAACAATGATGTAATCCCACATCATTGTTGAACGCTTCGTCTTGTTCTCATTCTTGACTTCATACCTCTGGCCTCTTTTGAATTTCACTTCAGTTTTGATACACGTTTTGTCGATGATGTCAAGAATTTCACTTGTCATCCCCCGAAGAACCATACCGCCTTCTTCTTCCTTATCATCGTTGAAGAAAAATTGTACACCAGGATTCAGATTGCTAAGATCTACTTTCATATTGTGCCTCCATAAAGATTAATGAAATGCGTAAGCCCCTTATTGTGATGCGGGAAAGCTGGCAAGGGGCGTTTAACCAGCTGTTTCAAGACAATAGTGAAGCCACAATCCCCTGTGGAAATCAAAATTGCTTATATCCCGCATGTTTATGCTACACCAATACCATCACACCACTCACCTTCGCGGTGAATGAGATCGTTGCAAGAGCAGATTTGTCTTGAGAAATATCATACGAAGTAATATTGACATGAGAAACCGGAGTGTCTTCGCCAGCAGATGAAGTCTGATTGAAATACCCGGTTGTCTGATTCGGCTCGTAATACGATGTATTATCGACATAAAGCCGAAGATCAGTGACGTCAGTATTATCCATATTGTATTTCTGGAGCAGGCTCTGACCAGTATCGTCCGCAGGATCCAGAAGACCATTGAACGTAATCTGGCCACCATCCTTCATGCCAAATTCAAAAGTCTTATAATTCGTTCCGAATACAGAAGAGTCTAACTGGTCGGCAGTAACACCACTGATAGTCCAAGTTCCCATCCCAAGGATTGTGGTGGCTCCCAACGTAACCTTGCCAAGATGTCCCACTTTAACGCCCATGGCCATTCCTCCTGGTCATCTTTTGATCGCCCCTTCATTCACTTGTCTGACTGCTTACTCTGCGAACTTCTTATAGATTTCATAAAAAGATCGGTTGACCCCGATATTGGCTGTGTGTACTATCTCTATTGAAGTGTCAACATAGATATCAAATCCTGCTTCACTGAGCTTTCCACAGAACCCAATATCTTCCCCGACATCTTTATCAGACTCCAACTGATAGATCTCGAACCAAGGGGGCTTGGTTTTCATAAAAACTTCCATATCGTAAAGAACGCATCCACATCCAGTCGCATCAACCTTGACAAGTTCACCAGAGAAGCATTCTTCATCAGGAACTTTAACAAAAGAACCTATAGCGCCTCTAAGCATAATAGGGTCGAACGGGGGATACCGTCTGTGAACGATAGCTCCAACAACAGGCAAATTGTGTCTTAACATCTTTGTGATAGTATCGTGCGGATACATTTGATCTGTATCCATCATTAAAATATGAGAGCACCCATTCTCTAAAGCTTGGGTGACTAATGAATTCCTTGCTGTATCAATTCCGACATATCCTACATACGGAGGCCTCATGTATGTGAAGTCTATTGGTTTATCCATTACGACAAATGAATCGAAAAAATAAGGGTTCATTGTCTTTTCGGTATTCGGAACACCAATCCCAAGTTTGAAATCTTTCCTTCTCTTCCCAAAGTAGAGATTTGCATTGCGTTCTCTGGCATCTTTGTTTTCTTCAGTTGCAAGTTCACCAAACACAGTAGAATCCTTATCATGTCTTTGGTGAACGGTAATAAGTTCATCCCTATTCTCTATCAAAAGAGATGAGTCCTGGATCATGCTGATGAAATCGTTGTCATCAAAATCTATACCCTGGCCAAATCTTTCATCAAATCCGCCAATTAAGTCCCAATGATACTTTGATATCGCTGTGCAAAAATGGAGTCCCGAATCTCTATGCTCAGAGTGCTGATACCAATTAATGTGCTGATAGTCGAAATCTGAAAAATGTTCTATTCTTCTCGGATACATCCCTACATTTCTACAGCCACATATGATATACTTATCAGAGTTGAAATCAAATGTTCTATCAAGTCCATTCAGAATATTGACTTCATGAAAACATTCAGGGTTCGTTATGACTATGAATTTCCCCCTAGCTATCTTGCCGCCCTCATTGTACAATGGAGCAGGATTACAGTTATCTTTCACTTCGGATACCAAAATTGTTATATCAAGATTTCCGAAAGAAGATACCACATCCCGAAGATTTCTGTTATCTTCTGAGTTTTCATTATTCTTGATATCTTCTATGATTATAATTTCAACATCATTCCTGCCCTTATAGTGGTGATCAAAAGAAACCAGAGTATTGTGTAGATGATCTGGCCTTCTGTAGTATGGCATAAGAATACTATACTTCATTTCTTCTTTTAAGTAAATACTTTTCATAATAGAAAAAAATAAAAATTCGGTATAAGTATCAACCAGATCACCAGTTATTACATTATCAAATTTAGATGATGCTATACTTCCGGCATACCAATGAATGCCTATTGTATTGTCTGCAATTGACATCTTTGGCCCAAATATATCCGAAGCTTTATTTGCCAACTTAGGGTAAATGCAGCTAACAGGAATGTTCTCTATGTTAACCCCACTAGACTTGAATATGTCTTTTTTGCTCTGATCATTATACATGTAGAATGCATCAAATAGGTATCTTCCTGCTGCTTGGTACCCATCCATTTCGTAAAGATCTTTGGACTTATATTCATCATAAAGCTTTTCCAGCTCGTAAAAGAATCCTTTGTTGCCAGGGGCTCCACCAATGAAACCAATACGATGATTCCGATAATGGCAACAGATTACAGTATTGGTTCCAGAATTTACAGGAGAATTCAAAGACAGCTTATTCATAGAACGGATGAACAGTATATCAAAATCCGACCAGAAACCTCCCTCGTCTTCAAGTAGCTTCAGACGGTAAAGATCAGACCTAACCACCTCAGGCACATCAAATTTATCGTCATCAAGTTCTGCCTCGACTAGCTGGACGGTAGGTATTTCTGAAAGCTTATCGAAATGGTCATCACCAGAGAAATTATAAGATTTCTGATGGTAGCTATCCCAAGAATCACCTTCATAGGGTTCTTTTGGATAGTGGACTTTGATAACCCAATCAGGATTGAATTTCCAGAAAGAATAGACGGTCATATATCTCATGAAAGATAGCTTCTTATTCCGGCCCCAATATAGATGCAGGATTTTAGGAATCTTGCTAAGGTGCCAAATATCATTATCCTTTCTTATCTTCTCCATCCGGTTTTCAAACAAGTTTCTATCAGATATATGAGGCTTTCGTGAATAGGCTGTTTCGTGATCTTTATTAAATAAGCCTGAATCCTGCTCTGCTGGGTGGACGTGTTCTATGACTGCATTCCTTGCCCATTTATAGCGCCCTATGAGTTTACAGCGGACAGCAAGCTCAAGATCGCAATACATATGATTGTACCCTGTGTGCAGAAACTCTCCATCTATAAATGGCAAAAGTCTCTTGCTTGCAAGCCAATAAGTAGCATAACTATTCCCATCAGTTATCATATCATTGAGACCAACTAGGCCCCATCCATCAGGAAACGAATTCATAGCTAACATTGCGTGCAATAGAAAATTGGGTTTAGGCAAGGTATCATCGCCAACAAACATAACAAGGTCTGTGTCTGACTCGCTTGCCATAGCTTCCACCATCTCTGGACGCCCAATTCTTTCTTCATCAACCTTAATTATGATTTGGTAGTCTTCCTCTGGTATGCCGGCATTTTTGCGTATAGCCTCTACGCACTCCACAGCTCTGTCTTCTCTCACGACAGGGATTATTATGCTAATTTTTGATTGCATGCACCCTCCCTTTCGTGTGAATTATATTATTGATAGAATCTGTCCAATGATCGAGAATTCTTCCTTCAAACTGTGGCTTATAACCATTCACGATTCTGTGTTGGTCTTCTGGCAAAAAATATTTCCAAGAATTTATATTCCAGAAACTCTTGTGGTCAGGATGCTCGAAAGCTCCCCTACCATCAGTACTAGGAATTGAAAAATCCAAGACCCCATTTGGCTCAAGGACTCTGTAGATCTCCTCTAATACAAATAGAACTTTTTCTGGCCGGATATGCTCAAGGAAATCATGAGCAAAAATCTCAGAAACATTGTCTTTCTCGAAAGGCAACCCGTTTTCAATATCCATAACTATATCAGGATTGCAGGAAGAATCTATGTCTATGTTAACATAGTCATCCTTCTTGCGGTGGCCGCTCCCCAGATTGAGTTTGATCTTTGGCGTCTTCTGGCTCATTTTTCTTTGCCCCCTTTTTCTTTGGCTGGCCTTCTTCAACATTTATGGCGCATCGAATGAAGAAGAATTTGCCTTTGTACATAATTTCTGATAGCATTACGGAATCAAAATAATCTTTCAATTTCTTGATCCACCAATCCTGATCCTCAACAATCAAGTGTAGCTCGTCTCCATTTAGGATATCACTGTGGTTGGCAATACCAAACAGAAAGGATTTGGATGCTGTAGACATACTCTGCAATAATCCATCAAGATCTTCTGGCTCTATGTGCTCAAGAACGCCAGCGCAGAGAATACCGCCGTAAGGCTTCTTTAGGCTATCGCAATAGGATTTTATGTCTATAGCCTTATGTTTCAATCCAGAAAGGTAAAGTTTGCAGCACACAGAAGAAAAATCAATCCCATACACATCTCTGCCGGCTTTAGCTATAGCTCTCATGTTGTCACCAGCTCCACATCCAGCATCAAGAATTTTACCAGACGTATCAGCAGCCCATGATAATATGTGAGGCAACTTTGCTACAAATCCTGAAGCTTGTTTGCTGTTATATCCTGGAATCTTTTCATAAACCGAATCCATCAGTTTCTTTGTAACCATAATATCCTCCATTACAGAAAGTTCAAATGATTTATGTCCTCCAATAATCCTGATAGGTGCTTGTTGTAAGATGAGTAATAACACCTATTGCAAATACTTCCATCAAACGGATCATCTCGGCTTTTTTCAATTATTGATGGCAAATCTGACGCATCACCCAAACACAACTCTTTTGCCATCTTTTTTTCTCGACCATCAATTGCATATTGAGCACCACAGCAAGCATACACTTTCATATCTGCTGAGATAACAGGCTTTAGATAACAGATATAGCAATCTCCACCTGTAGTCGGTTCAGCCCTTTGCTGAAATATAACCTTGCTTGTATCGATAAGACTTGCTTTCAGGTATTGTTTCACAGATACCAAAGGGACATTCTCTGGATCTGTAAGATCAGCAACCAATCGAATATGAGTGAAATCATTATCCCTTGCAAACCTGATTGCTCTTTTGATTTTTTCAATATCTGGATTCTTGCTGACAACATAGCTGAATGACCAATCTATAGATTGTCTTTCTGATGTTATCCATTTCAAATGGCCTTCATATGTTTTATCAAATAGTTTTTCATCGCCAAGACTAATCCTACACCAAGTTATCTTGTTTGCATTTTCTTTTTCGATTTTTCTCAATGTGGTGCCGTTGGTTACTATCCCGACATCAATTCCGTGAGAATAGAATAGCCTTATTATCTCATTTATTTCTGGATGTATCAAAGGCTCACCGCCGCCAGTGATGGTTACAGCTCTAGTCCCCAATGGTTGCAACATTCTAACCAAAGCTCCTATATCATCAATAGAAGCTTCTAAGGATCTATCTTCATCATCGCAACTACAGAAACTACAGCTCAGATTGCATTTGTTCGTAGGAATAAACTGTACATGAATAGGAGGGATGATATGGTGATAGCAAGCCAACTCTAATAAGTGCATATTCCGTAGCACTTTAGATGGCATAACATCTGCCGAAGAATAGCTGTCTGTGATGTTCATACTTGCCCCCTTTAGTCAATTATAAATTCTGTAACATCAGCGTGTATCTTACAATTCCTTGCCATACATTTTCTGGTTGATTCTTTTTGGGCCACATTACGAATGTTCTTTCCATCTTAAGAAAAATATACTCAGTCATAGTTAGATTAGTCCAATCATATAAAGACATTATATCCTTAAGCCCTTTATCGCAAGCATCTGGCGAACTATCTTTGCTATAATAATCAAACTGAATCAAAACATCATCAAAAGATTCTTGGAAAGTGAAAGTGAAAGCATCATCTGGTGCGTGGAATACAGAATATGGATACGTTGGATCTTGGGTGGACTCCCCATAATAAAGCCTTTCATCATCTAAATCAGTATTTAGATCATTAGGGGTGTCCTTGAATTTAGCAAATATGGATGTTCTTATATCGCTCAAAAGTCAAATGCCTCTTCTATGTCTTTCATTCCGTCTACTAAGGAACGGGACAAGAATGGTCTTGGCGCAAGACCTTCACCAAGTCCTAATTCAAGATCAATACTATATGGAACATCCGATCCCCAAGCCAGAACCATTTCGCCAACTTTGCTTGACGGTTGCTTAATTCCATCATTTGGAAAGGCGCGAGAACCTACTGTGCTTTTCTGGCCTAGGGAAGAAGCATAAGTGATTGAATCCTTAAGCCTCACAGTATCTGGTGCTGGCGGCTCTCCTGGAGAACTCGCTCTATGGGTTCTCACTCTGCCTCCAGGGTCTACTCTCAAATAGGTGAATCCAGATCCAGGTTTCATAGATGATCGGACTCTCCTGACCATCTTTTTACCAATTACATCAAATGCCTTGCTGATGTTCTTATTCACTTGTGCCTTAATCTGATATTTACGGAATATAACTTTAGCCATTATCTATTCTCAAAAGATCTATCTTAAGCCATCGCCCGGCTTCTAGTATAGGATCCACATACACAATATCATATATATGGAAACCGCCTTTAAAAATGTACTTAAGACGATCCTTTTCTGTTATTATGAAATCAGCACTAAGCTTCTGTGCCCAAAATTGATGAGTCGAGGTGACTTTTTCACTTCCGGATTTCTGTCTCTCCTCACCTCTGCCAAATGTTAAAGTTCCTTTTATGACTCTGAGTTGAGTCCAAGTCTTTGTAAATCCTCCACCACCATCTGAAGCTTCAGTAGATCTTTCAAGAATCATCTTGATCTTTGGTGCATTGATCATACCATGTACCTTTTGTGTCTCCCTAATATATCCAAAGCTTCTTTTGGGAAGTCATTCTTTTTATCAAAAAGTTGCCTCATCCCTGATGTACCACTTGCTCCAACATTAGCCATCTCAAGGCCCCATGTGGAGTCGTTACGCCTCTCATAGATAGTCTGAATTATTATATTTACAGCTAACTTCAACTCTTCTGGCATATCCGAATCTAAGTATCCAGCAATATAATCAATATATGCTCTCGACAATCGTCTCTGTCTTCCTTGAGTTGATAAGCCCCTGTATTCTGTAAATCCTTCATGGACTTGTCTTCCGCTTAAAGGCAAAAATATCTGACCCCTATCTAGATCAACTTCAAAGTCGTATCGGGCTTCATCAATTATAGCAAGATAGATTAGTCTGCTATTTATGCAGCTTTGTCCTGATACAGGAATAAGATCTGTTGACTTAAAAGATGAAAGAGTTGAATCTGCTACAGCCGCCACCCATCCATTCCCTAAAGAGTTGATTGCCGTCACAACAGCACTTAGCGTAGCATAAGTTGCAAACAGGACTGTCTCATCTGCAGTGCCATCCAAAACGAGTCTTAATCCTGTAGAGGTTGTTGACACGCTAGCAGATGATCCAGAATTTGTATTTTTGATACTTATAGAATCTCTGCCGCCTATTGCAACTCGGTCAATAGTTGTAACCGGATATTGATATAAATTAATGACTCTTTTCTGGCCAACGCTATACGCTTCCTTTGCGTAAGTTGTTGATTCAAATGTTCTCCTACAATATTCTGATACAAATTCTTCCACTCCCGTCTTTATGGTGGAAATTATATCTGTAGGATCGCCAGTTGGATTATCACTGGTTATTGTCTGTGCAGCACTTTTATCCGAATCAAACCCTAGAGTGAAGCCTGCATCACTACCAGAATGAGTATAAGCAATTGTATTCCCTATGCCAGCATCTATTGTGAACTTTTTAGTTGAAGATGAATAAGTCACAGCAAAAGTTATTGCACCACCAGTAAGAGTAGCATCAGCATTCATAGCAACCTGCAAAGCTGCAGCTATCCCATCCCCGTCATAAGTATCATCTGGTATAGTCACTGTTCTCGGACCTGCTTCGCTGCTGGTAAAGATCATTTCATTATTTCCAGCAGTTATCTGGAAATATTGATTATCCACATCTAAGAAAGATAATACTTCAGCAAGTGTTACTATGGCCATCCAAATCACCTATAATATAGTAGAAACAGAAAATCATTGTTTACTTTGTATATATATGAAATACTATTGGAAGTAAAGGAAAATCTATAATGTCGTGTCATCATATAGTATTTTTAAATCTAATTTAAGAAGATGGCGACCTTAAGACGAATAGAGATATAAGTTATTTGAAATCTCCTGTTAGAATGCGTCTAAAGAGATGTTAGGATATCAATATACGTGATACTCAAGGCTAACGGTAGCGTTATTCCCTCCTGTGGCTGAAGCTATCTTTGCTTGGATCTGAGAATTCTTGAGTTGAACATCAGATTGCGTCCTTAATGGAGGTAATGTAACTCTCAATCCTGTAGTCAGAGTCACAACAAATTTTTTACTTGTCATCCATGTCGTAGCATTGAATAGGTGAATTTCATATACATCATCAGCTGATGCATCTTCGATATTGATCCAATGTATATCAAAATCTCTACTTATAAATGAAGCAGGAATTATTTCCACAAAATTTCCAAGAGTCCATGCTGCCCCAGCAGCCACCACAACTCCCCCAGCCAAAGTCGGATAAACTAAAGCACCAGAATGCGCGTGCTCGCTAAGTTGTTCTGCCTTATCGGAAGCGCTTGCTCTTCCAGCACTATGATCAGTCATGATATATCTCCCTATGCAGGAACAACCTTTCCTTTACCAGAAATGCCCACTCTACTCCAGTAACAGTAAAAAGAAAATGCACCACTATTTATTTGCGCCGACAAAGTCAAGATGACATTATTGCTGCCAGATATGATATAAGCCCTAACTCTGTCAAGAGACTCTATTTCATAATCTGGAGTCTGATCAAACCACAAACCATTTGCAGCAAAGGTCGAAGAATCGCTATCAACTATCATTGCATCATCAAAACCAACTGTGCCAAGTTTCAGATCAGCAGTCGTATCAGGAACCAAAGTCGTTGTTATTTCTGGGATTATTTGTACGATTACTGTTCCGGTAACAGCAAAAAGGGAAATGACTCCGGTGCTATTGCTGAAAGTGATATCCTTTTGGATTTGAAAGCCACCCAATAGATGTCCATTTGCTACTTTTAAATTTGACATAAAAACTCCTATAAGAAGGCTAAAGTACCTCCATCCATAGGCAAATATTCAAAGAATACTAGCATTGTGAAATCCACAGGGGCATCAGTAGTGGTGAGGTGGAATCTTATGAATGTGTCTGCTGCAGCTTTCTGAGTGACAATAAATGGACGCCCTGCCCATCGATCAGCAAGAGTCTCTAGTAGCCTTCCTTGGTCAGCTATATTGGAAGAATAAGTTTGAGCAGCCACCTGGTCTTTGGTAAAGAAAGAGCCTACTGGTGCCCCACTCAAAACTATTCCATCAGCTGTCAAATCAATTGGTACTGTTCCGTCCCATAAAGATGAATAAACGCCAGTAGCATTAACAAGAGTTGTTATTGAAGTCAGCAATGCCCATTGGCTGATCACATTCACTGTTCCTGTCAGCTGCAAGACATTCGCGGTTAAAGCGCCAGTCCCTGTAATTCTGACTGATTTAGATATCTTCATGCCGGAAGATCTAATCAGCAATTCTTTAGCTGAATTCGCCGTCTCATCTACTCCGCAAGTCTCGTCAAGCTGCTGGGCATATTTCTGATTACTCATATCTGATTACTCCTCGTAATATGATCGTATATTCCCAATATTCAAGCCAACAGATGCACCGCCTTCAGCTCTTGTTCCGAAAACTAAATACATAGCATCGGAAGGAAGATTTGCTGCAATTGGAGTCTCGTTTTGCCCATTCAAGGAAAAA